ACGCTGGAGGCTTTAGGTTATCCAGTACGGCTACAAGGTAGCTTACTACCAGCAGAGCCTTACCCAGACAGCTTTTTTACTTACTGGAATGACTCAGCTGACGGAGACAGCTACTACTCTAACTATGAACATACTATTGTGTGGGCGTACAGCCTTAACTTTTATAGCACTGACCCACTCTTAGTAAGCTCTAAATTATTAGAGGCTAAAAACCTTTTAGTAAAAGCTGGCTTTACGGTAAGCGGTGCTGGTTATAGCGTACCTAGTGATGAGGACAGTCACACAGGACGAGGGATAAGTTTGTTATATCGACAGAAACTATAAATTTTTATTCATATTTAAGGAGGTAAAACCTTATGGAAATTCAGGAATATAGAGGTATTAGAGGCTTAGTAGGTGCTGAACTTCTTACTGACACAACGGAAGAAATTAGTTACGGTACTCCATTCCCTATTGTGGGCGTGGCTGAATTATCACGTACTACAGAAACTACTAACGAGTCTCATTATTACGACAATGTACCAGCTATCGTAATTGAGTCTACTGGTGCGGATGAGGTAACTATCACAGGCTCAGCTATTCCGTTTGACGTGTTAGCACAGATTACAGGTCAGACTTATGACGCTGAGAAAGGTATGTTTGTAGAGGGTGAACGCCAGAGCAAATATTTTGCTATCGGTTATATCACAGAAAAGACAGACGGTACTGAAATTTTCTGTTTCAGATTAAAAGGTAAATTTAACATTCCAGACAGCCAGCACGCTACGAAAGATGACGGAGCAGAGGCTAACGGTCAGGAAATTGTATTCACAGGTATTAACACTACTCATAAATTTACAGCTATCGGCAATAAGACAGCTAAGGCTGTAAACATTGACACAAGCGTTAACCCTGTGGTAGAGTCTGAATTTTTCGCAGAAGTGCAGACACCTGACACAGTACAGAAAGCGGTATAAAAATTAATAGAGGTGGCATAGTCCACCTCTTTTTTGGAAATCAGGAGGAAAGATACACTATGAAATTAGTTTTAAATATTTATACAGATGAAACTCTTAGGGAAGTTAAGCGAGTAGCTGAGGCTGACCAGTTAAAAATCCCTTACAGAGTGGCTATGTATATCGGTCAGTCTTTAGACACGTTAGACCTTAAAAATGAGGATGACATTTTTAAATTTATCACTGGCTCACTGGATAAGGTAGACAAAATTATTAAGGCTACTTTTGGAGTTACAGAGACAGAGTTAGAGTGTGTAGACGTGGCTGAGTTGGGAGCTGTTGGAGTTGAGATTTATAAATGGGGTATTGCTAAACTTAACAGCTTAAAAGGTAATGACTCAAAAAACGTAGTAACGACAGCGTAAATATTACGCTGTCAGAAATGTTTTTCGACATTAATAAGGCTCTGTGTGAGGCTTACGCTGGTTTAGACCCTATTAAATTACTGGACTATCCAGCTGAGGACGTATTTGACCTTATTAATAATACGGTGAGTTATAACAACAGAAATAACAAAGAAGTTAAACACAGTAATGTTACCAGACGCCCAGCTGGTGATAACTGGTTTTAAAAGGTGGTGAGTATATGGCTAAGGGAAATGAAACCACGACAAAATTTAAGGTTGACATAAGCGAGCTTAAAAAATCAATGCAAGAGGCACGTAAACAGGTGGCTTACGCAAATAGTGAGTTTAAGGCTACAGCCTCATCTATGGATGACTGGAGTAAATCTAGTGAGGGCTTAGGTGCAAAACTCAAACAGCTTAACAGTAACCTGAAATCTCAGGAGGCTGTATTAGCTGAGTATGAGAAAACCTTAGAAGAAATTAAAAAGGAATACGGTGAGAACTCTAAAGAGGCTTTAGAGTACGCCACTAAATTAAATAATCAGCAAGCGGTAGTCAATAAGATTAAGAATGAAATGTCTAAATACAAGGACGCTTTAAAAGAAGTGTCTGAGGCTGAAAAAATAGCGTCTAAGACTGGTAAAGATGTAGCTGACGTATTGGACGATATGCACAAGGAAAGTGAAAACGCTGGCGAGGGCTTTACAGTTTTAAAAGGTGCTATGGCTGAATTTGTAGGAAGTGGCTTAAGTGCTTTAGTTGGTGGAGTAAAAGACGCTATTGGCTCTTTTATGAGTTTAGCGGATGAGACGAGAGAGTACAGAGAGGACTTAGTTAAATTAGAAACAGCGTTTACCACAGCTGGTTTTACTACTGAACAGGCTACAGACGTATATAAGGACTTTTACGCTGTACTGGGTGAGGAAGATAGGTCAGTAGAGGCTGTAAACCACTTAGCTCAGTTAGTGGACTCTGAGAAAGACTTACAGACATGGACGGATATTTGTACTGGAGTATGGGCTACTTTTGGTGACTCTTTACCTATCGAGGGACTTACTGAGGCGAGTAACGAAACAGCTAAGACTGGAAAGCTCACAGGAGGTTTAGCTGACGCTCTTAACTGGGCTGGACAGAGCGAGGAGGAGTTTCAGGCAAAACTCGATAGCCTTAACACTGAACAGGAACGCTCTGCTTTTATTACAGAAACCCTTAACGGTTTGTATAGTGCGACAGCTGACGAGTACAGAAAAAATAACGCTAGTGTTATGGAGGCTAATAAAGCTCAGTCAGATTATACGGACACTATGGCTAAAATGGGTGAAACTATTGAGCCTGTAATGACTACTTTAAAAATTGGTGTGACAGAGCTTTTAAACGAGTTCTTAAAGCTAGTCGGTGACGTAGACATGGAGGCGTTTAACGCTAAAATTCAAGAGGGTTTTGGAGTCCTGAAAGACGAGGTTTTACCAGCTATTAAAGAGGGCTTGGGGTGGATTTTAGAGAACAAAGACGCTCTTATAGCTGGGCTGGCTGGTATTGCTAGTGGTTTTGTGGCGTTTAAAGTAGCTGGTTTAATTACGTCAGCTGTGACAGCAATTAAAGCGTGGGCTGTTGCCACTCAGGGTATGACGATAGCACAGAAAGCACTTAATTTAGTTATGAGTCTTAACCCTATCGGTATAGTAGTAACTTTAATAGCTGGCTTAGTAACAGCGTTTATTACGCTCTGGAATACGTCTGACGAGTTTAGACAATTTTGGATAGATTTATGGGAAAATATTAAAAACGCTGTGTCTACAGGAATTAAAAAAGTTACCGAATTCTTTAAAGGTTTAATAGAGTGGGTAAAAAGTAACTGGCAAAATTTACTGTTAATTTTAATAAATCCGTTTGCTGGACTCTTTAAGTATTTCTACGAGAATAATACTAAATTTAAAGAGTTTGTAGACAACGCTATAACGTATATTAAAGAGTTACCAGCTAAAGTCTGGACGTGGTTACTTAACACGATTACAAAAATTGTACAGTGGCGTATTGATTTAGGACAGAAAGCTCGTGAGGCTGGACAGGAATTACTTAATAAACTCATTGAAAAAATAAAAGAAATTCCTGACAAGGTTAAGTCTGTTGGTGCTGATATTGTAGCTGGTTTGTGGAATGGTATTAGCGATAAGTTTGGTTGGTTAACAGATAAAATTAAAGGTTTTGCCGATGATGTTACCGACAAGTTAAAAAAGTTTTTCGGTATTCACTCACCGTCTAAGGTCATGGCTGACGAGGTTGGTAAGTGGTTACCAGAGGGTATTGCTGTAGGTATCAGTAAGAACGCTAAGAGCGTTTTGGGTGCTATGAGAGACTTAACTATGGACACTGTAGGAAGTGCGAGAGCTGGCTTAAGCACAGCTACCACTACTCTAGGCGGTGGCTCTGTAGGAGGTGGCGTAGTAAATAACTTTACTCAGGTTATTAACAGCCCTAAACAGCTTAGCAGACTGGAGATTTATAGACAGTCTAAAAACTTATTAGGATATGCTGGAGGTGGATTTTAATGTACAGTTTAAAAGTTGAAAATGACAGAGGAAATACTTTAGAGCTTACTAATAACCCTAACTATACGGTATTTAAAATTGAGGGTTTAAATCCACCTAAAGCTACTATTAACAGCTCAGTTAATACTACTACGGACGGTAGTAGTATTAACTCTGTGAGAATGGAAAACCGTAATATAGTTATTTATACAACTATACAGGGTAACGTAGAGGCTAACCGTATTAACCTGTATAAGTATTTTCCAGTGAAAAAGACCGTTAAAATTTTCTTTACTAACGGTACTAGAGAGGTCTATATTAGCGGAACGGTGGAGCTTATTGAGTGTGACTTATTTAGTGATAAACAGGTGGCACAGATAAGTATTATCTGTCCTAGACCGTACTTTAAAAATGTAGACGATTTAGTAACTATGTTTAGTGATGTCTCTAAAATGTTTAGTTTTCCTTTTGCGATTGCTAAGACTGGTGTAGAGTTTTCAAGTATTAGCACTAACCAGCGTAGAAGTATTATTAATTCTGGTGACATAGAGACTGGCGTGGTTATTAAATTATTTGCTACTGGTACGGTGGTAAACCCTGTTGTATATGACGTGCTTAAGCGTACACAGTTAAGACTTAACTTTACTATGATACCGTCTGACACGCTCGTTATTAACACAAATGTAGGGGAAAAGTCAATAGAGCTTATTAGAGACGGTGTAAGCTATAACGCTTTAGGGTATATGGCTCAGGATAGTACATGGTTTGTCGTAGAGGCTGGTGACAATGTATTTACTTATGACGCTGATAGCGGTAACAGTAATTTACAGCTGACCTTTACCACTTCTATTTTATACAGTGGGGTGTAGCGTATGAATAATATTTATGTGTTAACGCCTGACTTTAGGTTAGAGGGCATTATAGATGAGTATGTAAGTATTATCTGGCGTCCGTCTTATTCTGAGATAGGTGACTTTGAGATATATCTGGGACTTACAGATAAGGCTATTATGTTATTACAAGAGAATAGGTACGTTGTACGCTCCAGTGACGTAACTGTGGAAAATGGCGTAGCTACCTATGAAAAAGTCATGGTAATTAAAAATATTCAGGTCATTACAGACGTGGAAAACGGTGACTTTTTATGTGTGACAGGTAAAGAGCTTAAGTATTTATTACACCAGCGTATAGTGTGGACACAGACTAATTTGACAGGAACGGCAGAAAGTGCTATAAGGCGTCTGGTGGATGAGAACGCCATAACGCCTATAGACACTAACAGAGTTATACCTAATTTAGTTTTAGGTGTGTCAGCTGGACTTACAGACACTATCGACAAACAGGTAACTGGAGAATATCTTGATACAGCTATAACGGAAATATGTACGGCTTATAATTATGGCTGGGACATTTTTATCACTAATAATACACTGGTTTTAGTTGTGTATGCTGGCTTAGACAGGTCATACGGACAGACAGAAAGACCTTATGTAGTGTTTAGTGATGAGTTTGAAAACCTGTATAACACAGATTACCAGTTAAGTACAGAGGAGTACGCTAATACCACTCTCGTAGGTGGCGAGGGCGAGGGCTTAGAGCGTGTGTATGCTACAGTAGGTAATGAAAACGCTGGGCTTAACCGTTTTGAGACATTCACAGACGCCAGAGACATTTCAAGTAATAAAGGCTCTGAGAATGAAATAGACTCCACCACTTACTTAAAGCTACTGGCAGAGCGAGGGCGTGAGAATTTAGCGAGCCTGTCCTATACCGAGGGCTTTAGTGGTGAGGTATTAAGTGACGTAGCCTTTAAATACGGTGAGGACTTCTTTATAGGTGATGTAGTAACCGTAATTAATGGGTGTGGAATACAGAAAAATGTAAGGGTATTAAGTGCTATCGAGTCAGAGGACGAGAGTGGCGTAAAGCTCTTACCACAGTTTAACATTTAGGAGGTGTTTTTATGGCGTGGACAAGTGGATTTTTTAATAGTGTAAATGGTGACAGACTTTATAACGCTGACCAGATGAGTAGAATTTTTGAGGGTTTAATTACTGACGGTGTGTACGAGTCAGTGGCTAATAAGTTAGCGGTACAGCCTAACAGTGGCATGACAATTCAGATTGCTACAGGGCGTGGGTGGTTTGGGCGTCACTGGGTAAATAATGATAGTGAGTATACTTTAACTTTATCAGACTCAGACGTTATTTTAAATCGTTATGTGGCTGTAGTGATTAGAGTAGACGATACTGACGCTGTACGAGACGCTGTACCATATTTAAAATATGGTGACTTTGCAACTAACCCAGTTAAGCCTACTATGACACGTACGGAAACAGTAAAAGAGTTTTGCTTAGCTTATATCTATGTGGGAGCTGGAGTTAGTGAGATTACAGCGAGTGCTATCGAGGACACTAGAGCTAACGAGTCATTATGTGGCTGGGTAACTGGACTTATTGAACAGCTTAACAGTGCTACCTTATTTGAACAGTTTACAGCTATTTTTAATGAATGGTTTAACGGTCTGGTAGATATGCTTAACGAGGACGTGGAGGCTATGTTAGTTAACGCCTTACCAAAGTCAGTGACAGTAACACTTAACGCTGGTAGCTGGACAAAGAGCGGTACTGTATACACTCAGACAGCTCAGGTTGTTAACATGAACTCTACTAAGAGCGTGGTAATTCAGGGCAACGCTACCACACTTGACTCATATAGTCAAGCTGGCGTAAAATGCACAGCTCAGGGTGCGAACAGTCTGACGTTTACAGCTGATACTTTACCGAGTGGTAACGTGCTGGTGGACGTGGTACACATGGGCGTATAAAGTTATATTTTGCGGTAACGTAATCTTGAAACGATAAGACCGAGGGTGTATTTTATTGTCCATAAAAGGGAGGTAACTTTATGGACGAGGCTAAAACATACTTAAGGGATAGAACTAAAGATATGATAGATGAGTGTAACGACTTAGAGTTATTATATTTAATCTATAATTTACTGAGTAACAATAAAGAGAGGACGCTTTAATAGGCGTCCTCTTTTATTTCTATAGTAATTGACCGTCTTATTATTTTGGTATAAAATACCATTTAAGCTGGCGGTGTTTTTTGTGGTTGTCCTAACTTACCTATACGGAACGGAGTATGGTAGTTAGGGCAACGACAGGGTTAAAAAAATATAACCCTGTCAACTGTTCCCTCAGGCGTTACTACTATCTGTTTAATGTACTTACGCCAGAAAGCTCTTTTGTTTTCTTTCGTAAGAGCGTCATATAACTCCCTCCAGTCACTCTTTAACAACTCATCATACATACTTAAGTCACGCTCTAAAACAGGCACTAAACACGCCTCTAAGTCTTTTAATTCTGTCTCTAGTATTTCATATTCTTTATCATATTCCTCCTCAGTAATACGCTCTTTACGATACATTTTATTGAGTCTTGTTAATTCATTTTTTACACGTTTTATTTTTTTCTCAGTATCGTCTCGTACTTCTTTTTCATCCTCAATACTTATTACAGTCATATAAGAGGTTACATACTCATTTAATTTAGCTAATAAGTCAGCCTCAATATCTTGCTCTTTTATCAGTTTAGTAAAATTACAGTCTGTATAGCTTGAAAGTCTTTTACATCTATAATAGTAATAGTTTCTATGATACACATAAGTTTTACCGTTAGGGCGTTTGTCCACCTGTTTACCGCAAAACTTACCACACATAGAGTCGTTACAAACAGGACATCTAATTAAGCTACTGAATAAATAAGTTTTTCGATTATCTGAGTATTTTATATTTTGTTTTTTAAGGTCTTGTATCTTGTCAAAAGTGGCTTTATCCACGTAAGCCTCACAGTAATTATCATTACCTCGATAGTGTCCGTATAACTTAGTGTCATAAAGTTTCTTTTGGAAGTTTTTTAAATTGTAATTAGTACCATACTTATTATTAACATATTCTAAAGCCATACGCTTACTATTGTGAGTTAAAAGGTGCTGGATAAAGTCCTCTAAGTGTGGAGCTGTCTCTGGGTCTTTTACTACACGCTTTATATTATTTGCGTCTTTTTGTACCATATATCCGATACCTTGCGAGCTACTACCCATTAACGCCTGTCCTGAACGTACTTTATATTCATTTACTAATTTAATACGCTCACCTGTTTGGTCAGCCTCTAGCTCAGCAATAGTAAGTTTCATATTAACAAAAGCTCGTCCGTTAGCTGTGGACAGGTCATACTTTTCCTCTGTGGCTGTCCAGATAACAGGGTCAATAAATTTCATACACTCGTGATACTCAGCTACTGAACGGAAGAAACGGTCTAATTTAATAAATATAATACGGTCAAATTTACGAGCGTGGGCGTCATTTAACATACGCTGTAATTCTGGACGGTTTTTAATTAGCTTACGTCCACTTACTCCCTCGTCCTCGTACCAGTCTACAATTTTAAGGTGGTGCTTTTCACAGTAAGTACGCAAAATGTCACGCTGGGAGTCTAAACTTATACCATGTAACTTTTGCTCCTGAGTGGAGACACGTATATAACACGCCACACGCTCTACTATTTTATTATTTGTTGACATTTAGAAAAACCTCCATAAATTATCTATTGAATTTTTTAAAAAGTTATATTAATATATTATTTGTAAAAAACAAACAAATGTTCGACCAATGAGGTGTAGCTATGGAAAGAGATTTATTAATTAAAAACATTGAGATATTATTAACCGACTGTACAGACATTGAGTTACTGTACCTCATCCAGAGCTTACTTAGTGTAAAGAATTAATTTTACTTAATTCAGTAACTATACTTTTTATGGTTTTACGCTGTTCGTCATTTAAAGTACATATAGACACAACGAGATTTTTTAATTCCTCGTCTTTCCTAATAGAGTGTATGAGTTGTGCCAGCTCATCACTCTTTTTCTGTTCGGTAGGTCTTTCCATAGGTACGTTATAACCAGCTAACCACAACTCAGACACTTCTAAAACTTTAGCCATTTTCATAAGAGCCTTTTGCTTAGGTTGGTAACGGTTATTTAACCAGTTATTAATAGTACCTTTAGCAATTCCAGTTTTCTCAGCAAGCTCCACCTGTTTCATATTTCTAATTTGTAAAGCCTCTCTAATTCTGTTCCTTGCGTTTGTATCATTCATGTATTTTCCTCCATTCCCATATCAGGGTAATATCAATTTAACATATAAAGTCTTGAAATACAAGCATTTAGCACGAAACTAAGAAAAAAAGTTTTGAAAAACGCAATTTTATTATTGACAAGTAGCATTTTTTGAATATAATGAGTCTTGTAGGGTCTTGAAATCACGACACAATATATAGGAGGTGACGATAAAAATGTTTGATTATAGTAAGCTCTATGGAAAAATAAGAGAGGTCTTTGGTACTCAGGAGGCTTTTGCTGACGCTATGGAAATGTCAAGAACAGCGGTAAATGCAAGACTTAAGCAAAATGTAGAATGGAAAAGCCCAGAAATCATAAAAGCCTGTGGTGTTTTACACATTGATTTAAGCGAGGCTCACCTTTATTTTTTTTCACTTATAAGTCTTGAAATCACAACCGAGGAGTAATAAGTATGGAAGTAATAGGAGTACCGCCTACAGGCGAGAACATACTAAAGACACTCATAGAGCTGTTAGAGGCTCAGGAACAAATAAAAATAAGTTATGAGGTGAAAAGTGAAAGATAAAATTTTAATGGGAATTACTTATTTAATGGTAGCTATTTTATTTATAGCTGGCTGTGGCTTAGATAGTGACAGCGTACTACCTTATATACTCTGTAGCGTGAGCCTAGCGTGGATAGTGTTATTTACAGCGGTAAATAGGGAGGTGATTTAACCATGAGCGTGACTTTATTTAACCACCAAAAAGAGGCGTTAAAAGACGTTGAGAATTTAAACAGGTGTGCATTTTATCACGACATGGGTCTCTAGGTAAGACCTATACAGGTGGAGAGAAGTTAATACAGTTAGGAGCTAAGGTTAATTTATTAGTTTGTCAAAAGTCTAAGATAAGTGACTGGGTGGAGCATTTTAAGAGTAATTATAAAAACATCTTAGTCCTAGACCTTACCAATAAAACAGACTTTAAAATGCTCGTTATTGAAAACGAGTATAGGTGTAAGAGTTATGACTATGCGATAGGCGTCATTAACTATGACCTAGTCTGGAGGCGTCCAGAGCTGGCACAGCTTAAAGACTTTACTCTTATGTTAGATGAGTCATCACTGATACAGAATGACACAGCTAAGCGTACTAAGTTTATATGTAGGAAGTTAAAACCAGCTAACGTCATACTACTCTCAGGAACTCCAGTCGGGGGACGTTACGAAAACTTATACAGCCAGTTAAAGCTCTTAGGGTGGGATATAAGTAAGACTACTTACTGGAATACCTACATAGAGTACCACTTTGAGGACATGGGAGGTTTCCCAGTACGCTTTATAGACGGTTATAAGAACGTAGAACGGTTAAAACGTAAAATGCGTGAGTGTGGCTGTCACTTCTTAAAGACTGAGGACGTGTTGGACTTGCCAGAGCAGATATTTACCACCGTTAAAGTACCTGTAAGTAAAGAGTACAGAAAATTCAGGAAAGACAGAGTGGTAACTGTAGACGGTGTACAGCTCTTAGGTGATAACACACTGACAAAAATGTTATACGAGCGTCAGTTATGCGGTCAGTACAGTAAAGCTAAGCTGGAGGCGTTTAAGGACTTAGTGGAGTCCACTGAGGATAGGTTAATTGTGTTCTATAACTTTACGGCTGAGTTAGATGAGCTAAGTAAATTGACGGATAGACCTGTAAGCATTGTGAACGGAAAATACAAGGATTTGACAGCTTACGAGGAGTGTGCTAATAGCATAACTTTTATTCAGTATCAAGCTGGAGCTATGGGATTGAATTTACAGAAAGCTAATAAGATTATTTACTACAGTCCACCTTTAAGCTCAGAGCTATACGAACAGAGTAAGAAACGTATTAACCGTATCGGTCAAAATAGGACTTGTTACTACTATAACTTAACTGTTACAGGCTCTATAGAGGAGCGTATTTATAAGACTCTGGCTATGCGTAAGGACTATACAGAAAAATTATTTATAGAGGAGGACGGATGAGAGGACTAATAGCTTTACTAAGCTGTGTTACAGCTTTAAATACCACACCACTACAGGCTGATAATTACCCTGAGATAGAGCCACAGCTTATACGCTGTACGGTGTATACAGCTGAGGAGGGAGAAATAACAGCAGACGGTAGCAAGGTTAGAGAGGGTATTGTAGCTGGTAAGCGTGAGTGGTTAGGTTATACGTGCATTATGTACGAGAATAATGACGGTAAAATAGGTGATTTAATAGGGATTTATGAGTTTAAAGATACTGGAGCTGGAATAGATACAGACGGAGACGGTAAGGGAGACTCAATTAAGAAAGGGTTAAGTATTGACGTCTACAGAGACACTTTAGAACGGTGTAACGAGTGGATAGAAGAATACGGAGACTATGTATTTATACAGGTCATATATGGAGTAGGATAGGAGGTCAAAATGGGCTTAATTACACTGGATGAAATATTAAAGATTTACGCCACTACAGGTATGGTAGCTATTATCAATGACGGTCAGTTAGTGAGGGTAATGTATGAAGAAGAAATATTGTAATTTATGTGGCTGTATTATGTTTGACAGCTATAGCGGTAATATCTGTGAGTGCTGTCTGGATGATATGAGGGAGGATGAGTAATGGACTATGATTATATAGAGTGCGGTGATTGTTTGGAACTTATGAAAGAGTTACCTGACAAGTCAATAGATATGATTTTATGTGACTTACCGTATGGTACAACAGCTTGCAAGTGGGATAGTGTTATTCCTTTTGAGCCTTTATGGGAACAGTATAATAGAATTATAAAAGACAATGGAGCTATCGTATTATTTGGTAGTGAGCCTTTTAGTAGTAAGTTAAGAATGAGTAATTTAAAAATGTATAAATACGACTGGATATGGGAAAAAAGTCGTGCTTTAGGGTTTACTCATTGCAAAAATAAACCTATGAATAAACATGAGATTATAAGTGTTTTTTCAAAATCAAATATAAAGCATTTAGGGCAAGATAACAGAATGAATTATTACCCTCAAGGATTAATTTATTACGGAAAAGAAGTAAATGGCGTAAAAGACTGTAAAGCAGATAAAGATGGTCATAAATTTGCAAGAAAATCACACAGAAATTACACTCAAGAATACACAAATTATCCCACGTCAATTATTAAATTTAACAACGAGGGGAATACATTACACCCTACTCAAAAACCAGTAGCACTCTTAGAGTATCTTATTAAAACTTACTCTAACGAGGGTGACATAGTTTTAGATAACTGTATGGGTAGCGGTAGCACTTGTGTAGCCTGTGTAAGAACAGGTAGACACTACATAGGTTTTGAAAAAGAGCAAGAGTATTACGACATAGCTTGTAAACGCTTAGACGAGGTGGAAAGTCCAGACTATGTAGACCCTGAAATATTAGCTTATACGGAGTGAGGTGAGAACAGTGGCAAGTGAGAAGTCTTACGAGAATAAAATAAAAAACTATCTTAAAGAGCGTGGCTGTTATCGTGTTAAGTATCATGGTAACTACTACAGCGAGAACGGAACGCCTGACATTTTATCGTGTGTCAACGGCTACTTTTTAGCTATCGAGGTTAAGGCTCAGGACGGACACCCTAGCCAGTTACAGCTTGCTAAGATAGACGCTATTAGAAAAGCTGGCGGTTTTGGTTACGTGGCTTACCCTAGTGGCTGGGAGAAATTAAAGGACATTATAGACGGTCTTTTAATAGATAAATTTAATAGAGAGGAGGACGTAATTTTAAAATGAGTAGTCTATACGAGGTAACAGGTAACATTTTAACATTACAGGAGCTTTTAGAGAGTCCTTTAGATGATGAGGACATTTTAAAAGACACACTGGAGGCGGTACAGGGAGAGTATGAGGCAAAAATTGAGGCATACTGTAAGGTTATTAAGAATATTGAGGCAGATATGGAGGCTCTTAAAACTGAGGCTAAGCGTCTTACTGACAAGCGTAAGGTCTTAGAGAATAACGTAGACAGACTTAAAAAGGCTATGTTTGACTCTATGAAAGCCACTAACACGCCTAAAGTAAGTAAAGGTATTTTTACAGTATCTATCCAGCGTAACGGTGGTAAGCTACCAGTCATTGTAGACGTGGAGACAGCTGACTTACCTAATAACTGTGTAAAAGTACAGATGACTCCAGACTTAGAGGCTATAGCTAAGTTAATTGACTCAGGTAATACCCAGTACGCCCACTATGGCGAGCGTGGCGAGTCGTTGCGTATCAAGTAGAAAGGAGAAAAGCATGGAAATTAAAGTAGGAGACGTAGTTAAAAGTGAGTTTGGAATTATGCACACAGTAGCTCACGTAGACGAAAAGTATATTTATTTTGTAGAGGGTAAAGTTATTTACGCTGTAGAAAATAATACAGATGACTGGGAAGTTGTTGATAAAAAAGAACTGTTTAAGGAGGATATTTAAAATGGCAATTCCAGTTTTATTATTGGGACAGAGTGGTACAGGTAAAAGCTACTCTATGAAAAATTTTAACGAGGACGAAATTTGTCTTATCTCAGTACAGAAAAGTCTTTTACCATTCCGTAAAAAATTTACTGAGACGGTGGTAACAGAT